ATCTTTCTTGCTAAACTCATTACACTTGCAGCTAGGGCTTCATCTGCTGTATCCATGTGTTGTTTTGATCTGATCTGTTCTACTAATGCCCAGAATGATATGGACATTGTTAAGGTGCGGTGCACCTTAATTTCTTTGGTTCTTTTAATCATACAAAGTTTTTACAAAATTTCTATTTAACCGTATACACACACACACTTCATATTTTGAACCTAAATTCCCCCAAACAACTCTTCTTAAATTTCTCGTTGTTTAGGGTTCCCCAACCCCGAAAGACATTCCCCCAGATTGCCTTCCCTTTTAGGATTACAAGTGTCATATACAGTCTTAGTTTTATGTGTAGTGAAAACAAAGCAAAAAAAAGGTAGGATAGGGGATTGCTAAGGGGAAAGGAAGTAAAAAGTAAGATATATCTAAGTGGTATTGTAAAGAATACCATGTTCGAATATATTATTTTGGCTAGTGTTGTAGCTGCAGGGTGTATGGGGATAGTAATTACTAGAAATATGTTCGGAAGTGATCAAATGAGTAGAAAAATTAAGAATAGATATGATACCTACATTGATACTTTAGAAAAGGATAATAAAAAATTAAATGGTAAACTAAACAAGATGAAAACTAACGTCACAATTAACCCTGATGAATTTGACAGTGAAAACCCTCTTGGTTCGATAGGATCATTGATTGCACAGTTCGCTCCAATGCTTCCAAAGAATATCCAACCATTATTACAAAGTCCGGAAGCTATGGGATTTATTGAAAAGATGGTAAAAGATAACCCTGAAAAAGTAGGGGAGTTAATTGGAAAGTTTGTAAAGAAACCTAAAGCTAATGAACAACCTACCACTGATATGGAAAGCGTCTAAACGTGGTAAGGAACGCGGCAACCACTGCACTGCTTGTTATGTTGGTTGGGGACTTATCTTCGATGGAGATACAGTTAAAATCGACAAGTGTATGTTCTGTAACGGATGAAACTCAATGAAGCTCTTCTTATTGGTGGTGCATTACTTGCAACTTTGGTTCTCTCTAAGGGCGGAGCAGCTTCATCTAATGTTAAAACATTTTCTGGAAAGTATGCCGTTCCTGTATTGCCTATTGAAAATAAAACTCCAAGTTTTCAAATTCCACAAATTGAAACTTTTTTACAACAGATTAAAATTCCACAAATTGAAACTTTTTTACAAAAAATAAAACTTCCTGATCTGCCAACTTTTCAACAATTTTTTCCAGTAACAGATACTAACGTGCAACTAAAACAGGTCCTTAACATTGAGACAGAAAAGAAAGACCAAAGAGTTAGCTATCTACAGGATGAACTGGATCAAACAAGAGCATACATAAGAACAGAACAAGGAACCGCACAAGTCGACCAATACAATGTTGGTTTGCCTTACAACAAATATAATAAATTTAAAGCGTATTTGTATAGATCAGATGTTCAAAGTATAGAAAATAAATATGGCTCTGTAACTGATAATACAATTATTCAATACTATGAAGATTTGGTAGAATCAGAAAGCGCTTTAGGATATGGAGGTTCTGTTACAGGTGGTTCATTTAGAAAATTTCCTAAAGTAACTGCAGCATTAACAAATTTGTATAATACAAAAATTGCAAAAAGAAATATTACAAAAGCAGAAGTTTATGCAGATTCACAACAACAAGGAATTAATTTAGTCGAAGAAGAATATCAAACAAGATTTGGTGGTTTAAGCCGATATGGTTAAATTACTTAACGGTATTCGCTAATGTATGGTATCATTTAACACCATTTTAACGCTGGGCGGAATTGGTGCAGCAATTTTAATTTTTAAACAGTTGGGTGGCGGTGCTGGTATTGGTTCCGCTATCGGTTCACAAATTGGCGGATTTACAGAAGCTTTGGGAGGTCAGGTTACACAAGCTTTTAACAAGTTTGGTAATCTTGTAGAAACCCCAGAATCTAACGCCCCTAATACTGCAGCTAGAGTAATAGAACAAGAGCAGTTAGGAGAATATGTAACAAACATTCCAACAGATACAGGAGACATGGGATTATCTGCACAACAAAAAGGCGGCTTAACTTATGCAGGATTTTTAGAATCTAATAATTTAGGTGGAACAATTAATCTAAGAACTAACGAGTTTACAAACAAATACGGTGTACAACCTTTAGATTTTACAATAAGCGGATCAGGTGGAATTAATACAGGTCGTGTCGGTCTTAGTGATGCAACACTAAACGCACAAGCCGCACTATCTAGAGAGTATGGCATTCCAACTTTTGACACAGCAGGAAATCTATCAACTTTCGGAGGTTTTGTAACAGGTGGCTAAACTAAAAGGCGCAAAGAAAGCCGCATTTTTAAAACGTATGGCATTAGGTCGAAAAAAAGCGAGAACCGTTAAGAAAACTCCGGTTCGAAGACGTAAAACGGTAACAACTAAACGAAAAACGACACCTTTAAGAAGAGCATCCCCGCGTAAAAGAACTATGGTTAAACGTAGATCATCAATCCGTAGAGTTGCAAGACGTGGCTCTAAAGGAATTGGATCAAGTTTGAAAACAGGAATAATTGGCGATGTCGTCAAAGGAATAGGCGCAGGTAGTTTGGTATCTTTAGTTATGAGCAGGGTTGCCCCAAATAGCTCAATAACTCCGATAGCTTCAACAGGTGCAGCTTTCTTAACAGGCGGAATCGTTGGCGGTGCAGCTAACTTAATTCTAACAGGTGGCTTAGGTCAACTTGGCGGAATCTTTGGCGGTGCTAGTACTCCTCAACAGGAGTTCGGGGTTTAGATATGGCACTTCCGGTACAACGTACTTACAGTGCAACTATTGCAGCTCTTAATGCTCCAGTTTTCATGGTTGATAACCAAACACTACAAAATAACTTCTTAACATTAACACCAAACGTGTTACAAGATTGCGTGAATCTTATTGATCCAGCAGCTACCCAAATTTTACAATACACATTAGTAAAAAATGGTAATGCTACATCTGTAAGAGCATTTTCACCAGCTATATCAGCTACTACTGCAGGGCGAGTCCCCCTAGGTCCGGTCTCGATGAGTTCAGGTAGCTACCAGTGGCAGGCAACGCAATCAGCTGGGGTTTTGTTCAATGGACAAATCTTGGTACGATACGGCAGTCCGTTAAACTAGGAGTTTACAATTATAATGCCTTTTTCTAATAACATAGTAAACAATTACCAGCTCAATTCAGGTAATACTCCATTACTTTATCCAGTTCGTATTGTATGCCCCCAGGGCGTTCAAACCAATATTAGTTTTCCAGATCAGTTTTTAGGCAGATGCATTAATTTAAAAATTTCAAACAATGACGGAACCAATGCCGCTACTTATGATTATAATTTAAATTCAGTATTTGCCAACCTTGCAAGCGGAACCTTTGCAACAGTTGACAATGCAGTTATCAACTATCTTACTGTTATTGCAGGAGCTGCAGGTACCGTTCTAGTTGAAGCACAGGTGCTTCCAGCGGCTAGATCAGAAGCACCAATAGAGGTGCAAGTCTAATGTCATTCGGTGGTTCAAGTAGTGCCAAGACGTTACCACATACACATAATCAAACTTTAGCAAATGATGGCGGCACACTATCCCAAACATTGACAGATATGGGTGCAGTTACATTATTCTCATTAATTTCAGGTGCAGTAGATCCACAAACTGCAATTAATACAGGCAACATAGCCACCAATACAGGCAACATAGCCACTAATACAGGCAACATAGCCACCAATACAGGAGACATAGCCACCAATGTTGCAGCTATAGCCGCAAATACCGTTCTTATTAATGCAAATACTGCAGGTCTTGGCAAATGGTCAGCAACTAACGCCGCCACGTTTAGAACTTCTGTACTTGCGGGTGTACAAGCTGGAACAATAGAGGAAATATAATGGCAAGTGGGGATATTTTTTCAGATATGTGTTTAGGTGTTAGTACTTCATTAGTGACAGTAACGCCAACTGCAGATAGTGTAATTACTTGGATTTCAGGTGATGATGATCCTAACTCCCAGATTTGGGGTGTAGGTTCTGCAGGAAGTTATCAAATGAGAATGGCAGGAGGAGATGGCGGAAATAATCCTAATTTGAGTAAAATTAATTTTATTGGCATGAAAATGTTCATTACATCATCTCAAAGATTCGGATTTAAATCAGGTTCAGGAACTATTTTTGCAAGTTATTCAGGAATGGAGTTATAATAATGAAAGATAAAATTAAAATTATTGATAATGCAGTTTTAAAAACTAAACATAAAGAATATGATAAATTATTAGCAGATCATCTAGAAAAAGAGGGTAATAAGTTAGACAAAGTAGTTGTAAAAAGAAGAAAAGACGGTACTGTTCAACTTTTTGTATCATATTACAAAAAAGAAGAAATGCCAACAGTAGAAGATAAAAATTAAAAACGTGCTTGACAAAAAGCACATACTGCATTACCTTTATCATCACACATAGAGATTAACCATGTGTGTTCCTTTGAAAAGGATTTGCTAGACTTTCTACATCTTTGGTATAGTCTAGATTTTTTACTAACTTGGGGGTCCATTATTCCTCATCTTCCCAATCAAAGAGGACTTTACAGTTATCACACCTTGCTTTTTGAAAAGGGTGTTCAACTTCAAAAAAGTAATCACATTCAGGACATCTAAATATTTCTGAATCCATTATGCTTCAATTCCTATCTTTCTTGCTAAACTCATTACACTTGCAGCTAGGGCTTCATCTGCTGTATCCATGTGTTGTTTTGATCTGATCTGTTCTACTAATGCCCAGAATGATATGGACATTGTTAAGGTGCGGTGCACCT